AATATGAATTTTCATACTGAATAGTAAATGCTCCGTATGTATTTAGAATGTCTCCGTTTCTTAGATATGGTTTATTGAATATCAGTTCAGCTGAATCAAATCTCTTAAATGTTTTTATCTGATCAGAAAATCCCCATGGAGCAGTTTCTCCTGGTTCTCTATCCGAAAACTCAGGTGTAAACATAGTACTACTTACTCCACTTGCGAAACATAATTTACTAAGAAGACCAGTTGCAATTACGGTTCTATCTCCTTCAAGTCTTTGGCTTCTTACAATCTCATATTCCCATCCTTCTGGAACGTTATTTACGATAAATTTTGGGAATATTGCCATCCCGTACATTTTTCCATCTTGTCCCAAAACAAAAGGGGCATATGATCGATTACCATTTCCATCTATAGTGTATACTATCTTTTTATCAAGATCAAGAATGCTTGGGAATTTTATATCTGCTATCCATTTTGCGAATGTCTTCTTCCATCCTTTTTTGAATTGTATAGCATATCGATAGACTTCGTTTCTCTGATGACCAGCATACTGTTTAAAGTAAGGAGATGAATATCCATTGAAAGAATCGTTTTCTGTTTCTCCAGTAATTTCTAAAAGAGTTCCTTGTCCCATAGTTATATCTTTTGACACATGGAACCACTTTCTCCCCTCCTGATCAAGAGATGTATTATCGTCAATAAGAAAAGGAAGCACCACAAATTCATAAGATATGTTAGGACCAGCTCCTCCTATATTTCCAGTAATAGGGTTTCTATTATAATCTCCCTGGGTAGTTTTTGTCTGAATACAATCATGATCTTCTGGTACAGGAGAAGTATGAGATGTGATCTCAATAGTATCTCCATTCTGGCTACTGAGTATAGACTTATAACTGTTCCCTCCACCTATCTTCTTAAATCGATAAGCCCTGGCATCATAAGTAACATCTTCATACTCTTCAGTAATATTTGTATGAAAGAGGATGTTGTCTTTCTGATCCAGATCCGCACTCTTAAAGTTATATCTTCCAAGAACATTGAACTCTTCAACAGAAATTGCTTCCAATGTAAATCCAGTATCAGTAAATTTAAATGTGCCACTTTCAGGACACGCAGCATCTGCTATAATACTAATGCTTGGAACTCCATTCATCTCATCATAATGGATACTAACTACCTTGATGAAGTCATATCCGGTTGGGATGTCATCAATCTGTATTTCTACGGCCTTTCCTACGTTGACAGTTTTTGAGGCCCCTTTGAACTTCTTGTCGTTTGCCTGGTCATGAGATGAATCAGTAAGATTTATCAGATATGTAGGTGAAGAAAAGTGAGTCTGTACTCCATATTTATTGTACAGTTGATATGCATATTGTATTACTCCCGCCATAAGATTTCCGAACCCAAGCTTTACGATGGATGGCCTATTAAGAGTAACCTTGGATACTATCATGAAATCATCTGGTTCAAGAGCTAGAAGATTAGAATCAAGAGCATTACAATGGCGAAACCAGTTATTGCCATCGGTAAAGTATAGTTTAAGTGCTTCGAAATTATAAGCATAGCTTCGTGCATTTACAAGATGTGACTTGGATAGGTTAAGCATTCCATCATAGACAAATGATAGTTTACCATCGGTAAGTGCCCATATCTGTCCAGTAGATATTCCTTCAGAGTTTTTATATGGCCCAGTTGTCCAGAGATATGTTGTATCCCTATCAGTATGATCACCAATTATCCTAAGTCCATAGATCTGCGGATGTACGATGACCCTCTCAAAGCTAGGGCCCATGACTCCACACTGGAAAGCAACGGTACCTTCTGCTATAAGAGCAACTCTTTCTTCATTATAAGCTACATGCATGTCTAATCCAAGGCTAGAGAGCCAGGTATAGATTTTCTCAAGCATATCAGGATCGTCAGCTGGGAAAGTATGATTATAGAATTGTAAACCATACTTTAGATTAACTACAGTACTTGTTCCAGCTCCAGGCGTAGCCCTTCTTCGAATATATATAAGAGATGTAAGATTTGGTATCGTAAATGCCAGGCTATTCCCATTGATAAATTCAGCAGTATACTGATCTCCGTCTTCCATCAACCTGACATTGACAGCCTTCCTATACATATTGTTTGGAAGAACCGACTTATCGATGTCCAGGTTCATCCCCTTAACGAAGGTATTTACTTGCTTGTCTTCCATTATATCTGTCCTGTGGCTACTGAGCCGTCAATTAACATAGAATGCCATCTTGGTACCGAACGAAGCCATACCTTGGCCAGGTCGTTCATCTCTTCAGATGACTGTGGCATCATCGCATCAGCATAGGCATTCATCTTCCAACTCTTCCATTTACTCTCTGCCAGTTGATACTTAGCCATCGATCCCTCTTTATTTCTTCGAACCTCCTGGTACATCAGCATCATTTCGATATACCACTTGATTGCTTCTTTGAACTCTTCTGTATCCGGGATAAGAGGATATCCATTCTCGTCACAAGGAATAGCTTTGTAGGATAATGTAATAAATCCTGTTTGAGCATTGGTCCTAAGATATGGAATCTGGATAGAGTATGTCATATCGTTCTGACAGTAGTTCGCGATCTTTATGTCCTTGTTAATGACATAGTACGTTCCGTCTTCTGTCTCTGCATAGCTTACGATGGTCTCCTTTACAAAATCATCTGGAAGTCTGGTCTGATAATTTGACACCTCCAGGATGGCTGGAGTGCCATAAGCATCTCTTACCCCAGTATTTCTTATAATGGTCTGAGGGAAGGCACCAATCTTTCTCATAGCCTCAGCCGTCCATTCTATCCAGTCATATGTGTTTGGATTACTATCCCTAAGCTGAAGGTCAGTGATGATCTTGGCAAAGAGTACGTCTATTGAAATGTAGTTCATTGCGGTAAAAATTTTACGTTACCCTGGAAGATTCTCTCCGATAGGGCCTTTCTGTTATATCGTTTAGGATCGAATCGATAGAAGTCCATAAATGGCAATGATCTGTTCCGAATCCACTTATGCTTATACACTATTCCATTTGAATGTTCATTCATGTAGTAAGTACAAAATCCATTTCTCATAGTTGAGCAAATATCAACTCGTCTCTTTTGTTTCGGACCTCTTGGCTTATATGATTCTATCCGGATCTCTCCAAATCCTGGACGTATTTCTATCGGGATACCTTCCTGGATCATATCGCGAACACTCTTACGAAAGAACGTCTCAACGACTTTTCCGTACATTCCCTCGCTGATTCTGTATTCAATATTATCACGAGTCATGATCTTATAAGACTTGTAGAAGTCACGCATCTCAAAATCCCCAACCTTCTTCTTTGGAGCTTTTGTAAAAGCAACCATCTTATGATACTCACTTTTTGTAAGTTGTTCTCCAGCCTCCCATCTTGCAGCAAGTTGCTGGCGGAGTATTTCATTGCGTTCTCTTAGCTCCTTTGTCGTCATCTTGCTACTTCACGTTCAATATTTGACTGGACTGAATGTTGTCCATCGTTCTTGTTGTCCGATGGAGACTCAACAACTATTTTAAGCTCATTTCTTAGGATAAGAGATTTTATCTCTGGATACCACTTATTCGACAATGGATACTGGCTATCATAGGTATAGTTAGCCATGTCATTGCAGTTATCTGGATAGTCAGCCAGGGCAGTAGGATCTTCAAAGACCCCTCTTACGGTAAGTCTATCCAGGGCCTTGTCTGATGCTACATAAAGCCTGTAGTCTTTCCAGAACGCCATGATCTCTCCTCCTGTATACTTTCTTTGCTTCATGAACCTAAGGTTCTCTTCCGTTGTGAGTTGCCAGTTAGTCCCTTCTATGTCACCTATAAAGGTAATCAATGGACCATTCTTTGCGTTGATCGGAATAGGAAGAGGCTCTGTCCTTAGAAAGTATTTGCAGAGGTTATGTATAGTCGGGCACTCAGAGATATCGACAGTATCAAGAGAGATACACTGCAGAGACTGGATGTGTATCCTGTCCAGGACTTCATACTTTGCCACACTCTCTACTATCTTCTTAGCCCTATAGTTGTTGAGATGAAATAACAGATAGGCGTCTGTTATCCTTTCACTCTGAGATATCTTGGCTCCACGTATGGTAAGCAACATATCTGTCAGTATCTCTGATAGTTTCATCTAAATTTTGATATTACGAATAGAACAATTCCTATACAGGTACCAATGAACCAGTATAGGCAGAATTTATAAAATTGTGGAACATACTTCTGTGGAGGAGTAACTATAGTCGTCGTGTGTTCTTTCCAGTAGTATGCCTCTTTGATTGCATTGTCGAGTTTTACGAAGATGGTACTGTCATTAAGATAAGACTCTATGCCAAGAACGTTGTTCCGGATCTCAGCTTTGACGGTTATTAGCCCATTCCTCTTTTCAACTGGGCCATAGTTAAGCTTCTTCCCAATAGCTGGAAGCTTTATTGTGTCTTTGATTTTTACAGTATCCTTTGGAAGAGATACGTAGATAGTGGTATCCCTATATACAAGAGAGTCCCTAGTGATAGTAGTATCGCTAGAGACGTAACAGGCCTTCTTCATGGCCATTCTACAGATGTAGTCTTTAGAGCATGATGAGAATAGTACACATACTGCAAATAGATAAAAGATGAGTTTCATGATATGGTGTCATTTTATATGTCGAATAAGAAATTCCACAACTATACCAGCGATAATAGTAAACAGGAATCCTATTCCTGTCGCTATAAGCGCAGCTTGAGTCTTAATAACAGTCTGCTGAGTCTTTAAGTCTCCAAGCTCTTTCTGCACATCAGCAAGTCCTCCCTGTAGATCATCAAGAGATTTTATTACCAACCTCTTGTACTCTATCCAACTTTCAACATCTCGTCTCTCTGGAGTCATCATTTTCCTTAAGTGTTGGTACAGCTATCGTAATGATCTTCGTATCCTCTAATGCCATAAATGTGTGGAATATACCTTTGTCTGTTATAATAGACTGCCCAGCTTTAAGAACGTTGTCTTTTCCGTGTTGTTTTATGTTAACAACCCCACTGATTATAAGATGATTTTCGTAAGCTAGTCCATGCTGATGATGTACTGTACAAAAATTTTTTTCAATATCAAGTTCATAGATCTCATAATCACGTCTCCTAGTAAGCAATCCAACAGCTTTCCTGGAAGACTCATCCATGATCTCAATATATCCTGGTTCTATCGCATCAAAAAGTTTTTGGAAGTTCGAGATGTTCTCTCTCATTCCATCTATCTTTTCATTGATTTTGTCTATCTCCTTTGTCATGTCGCTTCAATATAGAAGTTAACACAAAAGTTGGTGCCAAACAATTTATCAGAATGAGCAGCAAGGCACTTAGCCTCACTTGGCAGAATCATATTCTCTACATACTCATACTCATTATCCTTTTCGTCTTCCATTTTCCACCTACACAAGAAGTCTATATACATAGCCATAAACATCATCCCATATAGAGTATTATGATTGACGCGGGTAAGGTTGGCTATTTCTTCAGACATCTCATTACCAAGAGATGCAAACATACATTTCTGTAGTTTGTAGTAGTTACTAAACTGGTCTGTAGTCATACTTAAGTATCTTTTTCCAATCGTTTAAGAACCCACTTTCTCGGTAAAAGGTACATACTTTTTCTGGAAGGGGTTCGTTTATAACATCTTTTATTGTCGTAACTATGTCATCTTTCGACTTTTCGACAACGTCACAACCAAAGTAATCCCAGTTGGTTACTACTCTGGTACCAGATAATAAAGACTTGATAGTAAGGTCTGGGAACGCATCATGTTCTGTAATCCTGAGATATACTCTTGACTTGAGAATTAACTCCTTTACCTGGTCCTGTGATACCCATCCAAGATTAGATACGTTGTCTGGAAGATACTCTAAGATTCCAAGGTCGTCTCCTATGAAGGCAAACTTAAGATCTGGAAGATCTGCAGCAACATCAATCATGAGTGCCACGTTATACAGTTCGTGTCTCCGTGGTGTATACACAAGAACATCGTAAAGAGTATGATCGTCTCTATTGCTAATGCTAAAGCTATCAATACTCTCACTGAACATCGGAGCAATATCTGCCGATATTCCTTCTTCCTTAAGTTCTGTCTGTTGCAGTTCATTTTCACAGGTATGATTAATGTTAAGCTTCTTTGCAAGAAGATCGATTCTTACTCGATCTGTCTTACACCATAACACATCGCTTCCGCACCAGTGAAGGTTGATATTTTTGCTGGTATTGATGACGGCATTATATTCCTCGTCAGAATAAATGCCAAACCAAAGCAATCCATCAACATCTGCTTTATCAAGGGGGACCCTTCTAAAGTTGTAGTTGTTCATGTAGTTCAATCCAAAGGTAGACATTCCTGGATTAAAATAGATAGGAGTCTTCGTTGGATCCGTAGGAGATATCTCTTCTGATATGAGATCAATATTCTGATCGCACTGTTTTTTGTATGACTCTTCCATTGAGTCATACCATTCTGTCTTGAGCTTCTTGAATAATCCAAGAGCCCTTTCTTTATACCCAAGATGATAACATGCTATTGCATGCTCAAAGGAAGCTCTCCATTCGTAGATAGCCTCTTCGATGAACAATGTCTCTCCCTTTGGCTTTTTAATCTCTACAATCATCCTGGTGAGCATAAAATGGATATGCCTTAGCTCATTGTCCCTTGCGATGACTGATGCATAATAAAGCGGTTCTGCACGATACGGTCTAAAGTCATAGGCCCGTAATGTCCAACCCATCATGTTATCAAAGTCATTAAGGTTGGCGTAACAGACAGCAATCATATACATTGAGAACCAGGTCTCTTCCGGATATTTATTGCTCTCAAGTCTCTTTACATAAGCATCGATGGCCCTCTTGTACTTTCCTTCTTCACGTAACGTCTGAGCATAATAAAACCAATATCTTTCGTTTTCAGGATATTGGCTTACCAACTTTTTCAGGATCTTGATATCATTCTTCCCCTTGTTCTTGATCTTAGATCGATGACCATCGTGGATATGATTTATCCATATGTCGTTGAGTACTGGACTTGTAGTATAACCAGGACACTCAAGATAATTATGGATAGCTCCACTCCAGTACCAAGGTTTGTTGTAATTGAATAAGCGTATTGAGTTATGCGAAGACACACCAGCCCTCACAGGCATGAAGTAAGCCCAGTCGTTTGTTAGTTCGTTTTTGTCAAAGTTCTCAGCCATAAAGACCTCGTCAGCATCTAAGATAAGGACCCAGTCAGTCTTCTCTTTAAGGGGCTCAAGAGCTGCGTTCCTTTGGGTATCGAATCCGTCAAATTCACGTTTGATGATTTCCCCAGGGATATCTCCCATATGCCTCAGAATGACCTCTTCTGAGTTGTCTGTAGTCCTGGAGTCCAGGACGATACAGTAGTAATCTAGATACTCTTTGACAGAATCGATAGCCCTTCCTACTACGTGAGCTTCGTTCCATACTAACATTGACAGTGCTAACTTCATACTTTGTGGGTTTTGTTTACAGCAAAGATACGATTTAGTTATACTGACTATATACAGTCTTGCCAGTTTTCTTGTGTCTTGTTGACTTGAGAACTTGCTTCCTGTTATAGTCCTGCCTAAAGCTTACATGCACCCAGTCAGGCTCCTCTTCTGTTCCGAACTCCCAGATAAGCTGGTCGAACTCAAGATTGTCTTTTATGTAGTTGAAGATACTTGAATTGTTGATAAGACCATAAAGGTCTCCATCGAGATCCATAGCCTCTCCAGTACAATGTTGACTTGTTGATGAACTATTTCCTATAATTTTATTAAGAGCCACAGAACGAAAGAACGACGTAATACCTATCGCTTTTCCAAAATGAGCACGTACTGGTTCGAACACCTTTGTCGCAACCATACGCATTCTTTCCAGGATAGATTCAGTAGGAATATTATCGATGCCATTCTTGATAGCGATATCGCTTTTAGTAGCTTCATGTAAGCTGATATGATCGGATATCTGCATGCTACTTCTGGATTATTCTGTTAAACGAAGGAGCTTTCTTGTTTGTAAGTTTCTTAGCAAGCTTATTTCTATCCTCTACCGAGAACTGGGCACCAAGAATAATACTTGCCAGGGCCGCAGAGATAAGTTGTATAAGTCCTACTACGTTAGTTGATAGATTCCATAAGTTTATCACAATAAGTTCCCAGCCAAGGCCAAGACTATAATTGACACCAATAATGGCAGCAATCATTGCGATAACGATACCACAGTACTTCTGTAGCTTTCTGTAAAAATCAGGGTTCTTCAGAGTCAGCCTTACAAGGAGCTCATGAAGGAATGCGAAAATCCATGCCATAGTGTTTAGTTTAAGTTTTCGGCTATCCCAGAGACAGTCTCCTGGGCTTTGCCAATTAATTGAATTGCTTCAAAGAAGGACTGTCTATCTTCTTTTGTTATTGCCTCATTATGAGAATTGAATAAACCACGAAATCTCTTTCCTGCCTGTATCATTTCTTCCCAGGCCCTGATAAAATCATTTTTCTCCTTTTCATTCATCGTTATCAGTGTTAATAAAACCAAAACTTAGGAATATATACTGTGTCTGCCGTAGGTGGAAATATGAAGTTAAAAGGAAATCCCTCTCCCCAGAACTGCATCTGACCACCATCGTTGGCGTTCTTTATACCATTATAAGGGAATCCTTCTCCCCAAAATTGCATTTGTCCTTGTGGGTCTGTAGCTGCCATTTTAACTTACTGTAAATGAATCAACGAAAAGGTTACCAGCAGTGCCATCACAATCAACAATAAATTCAAGTACTCCATCATCAGTAACAGCAGCAGTAGTACCAGTTAACTGTTCCCATGCACCATCACTCGCAGCAGTAGCTGTATCAAGAACAGTATCAGCAGTGATACCTAGAGCATCGTTCTGTAATACAATCAGCCTTGCTCTTGCACCATTATACGAAGCATCTTCATATACGTACACACTTGGTGTCACAGTTGCACCATTGGCAACCGCCACTTTGAAACCCCCATTTTTGCCATATGTTTCTAACTTGATAGAAGCAGAAGATGGGGTCAATTTCATACTCTGTGAGCCTGTATGAATTGTTGTTGTTTCTCTAAATATTTTACCTGATCTTACGTGTGTCTCATACGAACCAGCAGCTGTGTCTTTCCTTTGAATTGAGATGCAATCATATCTTGTTCCTAATAAAGCAGTACCTGATGTTTCTGTAGTACTCGCTAATGTAGTGTTGATTATATTTATATTACCATAAGTAGGTTGACTGCCAATTATAATATCTGACCATGAATGAGCTACGTAAATACCAGATGCGACACCAAAACTACAATTCAAAATTGTTAGTAAAACTGCTGCACCTGAAGATGCTATATTTATGCCATAAGATTGTGCGAATGTAGAATCTCCTGAAAATGTACAGGATAATATAACTACTCTTGGAATATTACAACTAAATGTTATCCCTTGCGTATTCCCCCAAGATTCTAACCCAGAAAAAGTTATAGCTGACACATTAACGCCTCCTGCCGTATCTATCCCAGCACCAGTATTTCTCCAAGATTTGCAATTTAATATTGTTCCTGTGTACAATCCAGAATTTATCCTTATACCAGACGTCCCATTGCTGTGACTTATATTACCAGAAAAAGTACCTAAAGTGTTCAATTCGCCAAGAACAATTCCAGCAGCTATAGACCCAGACACTGTATTATTAGTTACTGTTTGTCCTACATCAGATAAGCTAATCCCATTTGTATTACTCCCAGTAGTTCTGATACATATATTGGAATCTATTGTAATACTCTTACCTGTTGTTGCGGCTATTGCTATATGACCACTGATATTACCATAAAATGCACTTCTTTTTACAGTTATATTGTTTGCATTTGAAGAATTTGTAGTTGATACTCCAATACTTCCTGATACTAAAAAATTATGAAACGAACAATAATCAAATATAGCACTCCCAGTTGTAGTATATACAGATACGCCCAATTTTGAAGCAGTGGCAGAACCCAACCATTTAAACTGCGTCCAGTTGCAATTTACAGTTGCTTCAGCCAATATGTAGATATAACCTTGCAGTGTAGCTGAAGCACCCCTTATTGTTATGTTCCTAGTCAACAAAATTACTTCTGCCTGTGTAGGTGATGTGCCACTATGCGCCACAGCTAACCCACCTCCAGTTCCACCAAACCCATCAACAGTTAATGTAGATGCCCCAGCAGCACCATTCAATGCACCAGATTCTGAATTTCCAGCAGCTCTTGTAGTAGACGCAACAGCTATCACATCATTATCTAACCATCCCGTATCCGTGTCTACTCCAAGAGATGTTGAATTTGCTGCTTCATCGGTATTAAGTTTACAATACCAAATATCCTTTCCAGATGTTCTCGACAATCCATACGTTCTAAAAGTACCGCCATTATTTACCTGTAACCCATAATCTACGTTGGTTCCGCAGTCAAAATACATCTCAAATGAAGAAGTTCTTGGTATCTCCCCCCCACTTGTTCCAATATTAAAAGTTCCATCTTTGAATACAACAATGCTATTTGAAAGTCTTAGATAGTATGCTGTAGAATCAGCAGTACCACATTGTAAAGTTCCTTTGCTACAAATAGCAAGCCCCGGTGTTTTTAAAGAGTTCGAAGCAGTTGGTGCAGAACCAAAATCCGTAGTAGCCGTATTATCAAATGTCACAGTAAAAGAATTACTTGTGCCAGTTCCAGTATATTCACCACATATAATAAGATCATCCCCAGCAGCAGGCGCACCAGTAGTTGTAGTTACCAACGCCCTACACCAATTAGTGCCAGAAATAACACCTGCATTCACTGCTGACGAAGATGCTTTAATACCTACAGAATATGCCGTTGCGGCTAATAATGTTACAGGAGTTGCAAATCTAAAATAATACCACCCATAATCATTAATAATATATGGCAAATCAGACCCATTTACAGTAACAAGAGTTCCAGATACTTCTACACCACCCTGTGCTATGTGTACTGATACTGTTCCAGAAGGTGATGCTGCTCTTGTACCAAACTTTACTGCTACCCCAGCTACAGTTATAGCCCCCGGTGTGAATGTCGAACTTTCAGTAAATGTTGCAGCTAAAGAACTTAACGTCGTACTTAAACCCGCAAAACTTGTAGAATCAACAAGACCCCACGTTCCAGCAGCAGTAAAATTTCCAGTACCAATAGATAGCCTAACTGCCATATCAGATGTTTATTACTGTTCCTACTGCTGCGATAAGGGCATCATACTTGTTAAACATCTTGACATACCTATTCCCCTCAGCTTTTATCATATCAACAATTTCTGCTTGGGTAATCGTCTCGAACCTTTCTTCAGATATAACCAATACTCTTTTTATAGAGAATCCAATGGTGTTATCAGAGAATGTTACTTCTAAGTCAATCTGCATGTTTCCTTTGGTTACTGCATCAAGTTTTGCTTTTAGTGCCATATTATGTGGTTTGAATTGTTATACTTGCTCCTTTTGTTCCCGTTCCAGCTACATCACAATCTATTCTTAAGAGATCCCCTGTTGCCAGGTCGTCAGCCGCGCCATTAATAACAGCCGCCACAGAAGCATCTTTAGAGTTATACTCATTGGCATCGATAGTCAATAGAGTACTAAGAACATCTGTATAGGTATAGTCACTTGTAGCATTGGCCTGTCTTCCTCTTGCTATCTGAAAGGTAGGAGTACCCGATGTACTCTTTACCACAATAGCTGCAAGAACGCCAGAAATATTTCTTCCATTAAGAGTACTATCAATAGGGATATAAGCTTTCCCATCACCCGTAGTAAGTGTAGTAGCTCCATCACAAATTTGGACTCCTATGTTGTACCCACCTATAGATCCAGTTACTCCCTGATTCCCTTGATTTCCTTGAGTGCCAATACTCCCTTGGTTACCTTGGTTTCCCTGTAGACCGATACCTCCTATATTTCCCTGGTTACCCTGGTTCCCCTGTAATCCAGTTGAACCTACATTCCCCTGATTCCCCTGATTACCTTGTGCACCTTGTAATCCCGTTATTCCAATTGCTCCTTGATTCCCTTGATTTCCTTGTGTGCCCTGTAAACCAGTTCCTCCAATACTTCCCTGATTACCCTGATTACCTTGTAAACCAGTTGATCCTATACTTCCTTGATTTCCCTGATTACCTTGAAGTCCAGTTCCTACGTTTCCTTGATTGCCTTGAGGCCCTTGCGTTCCAATTATTCCTTGAAATCCCTGAAAACCTATAGGCCCCTGAAATCCAGCACCAGTTGCTCCTTGAAATCCTTGAAGACCATCCTCTCCAACATATCCATCAGAACCTTGTCTTCCTTGAAACCCTTGTACTCCATCTATTCCTTGATATCCCTGTGGTCCAATAGGTCCAAAATTCCCAGTTTCTCCCTGTGGACCCATGAATCTTCCTTTTAAGATCTCATTGATCTTTTCGGCAAGTTCATTATAATCATGCCCATGTAGATAATCTGAATTTCTACAGTACTTAAATTTTAGCGGTAAGGGATCGATCCAGTCCATGTTAGTTTACTAATATCCAGTTAAATGCAACTTCTGCTCCAGCAGCATCATGAAGTTCTACAGTGAAGTCATTAGTTCCAGGAGTTACTCGTATAATTGAATTTGGGCCATCCTGTGTCATCAATGTAGCTACCACAATACTGTTTGATGTGCATAGATTATTTCGTACAGTTATACTTGATTGTCCAGCAGCTATGTTTGCTCTTCCAGATGTTGTATTGCAATAAGCAGTGGGATTTGTTGTTGTCCCTGGAGTGATTATAGTCTTACTGACAGTAATTTGATCACCAAGACTTACATTCCCTCTAAGGATAGTTGATGTTATAGTCGTATGTCCAAGAACTACTGTATTGTCTGTAGTAGAATAAGCGTCTTTACCAATTACTATACAGTTCTCGGCATTAGTCTTTTGACTAGCATTGTCTCCACAGTTTACCCCAATAAATACACAATATAATCCAGTTGCTAGTTTATATCCAGCTCTGTATCCAATTGCCACATTCATGGATCCTTGTAATCCAGTTGAGCCGTTTAGATCATATAAAGTAAGTTCTCCAATTCCTATATTTTGGAATCCAGTAACAGTACTCTTAAGAGAATGATATCCTAAGGCCATATTCTGGTATCCAGTAGTATTTGCACTTAATGCAGCATGACCTATAGCAAAGTTTCCTTCACCAGATGTATTTGCTTTGAGTGCCTGGTATCCAATAGCTGTATTTACATTTCCTGTATTATTATACAGTGCTTCAAAGCCTATACCAATACAATTATTCATTGCGGTACCTAATGCAAGAGAACTTGTTCCGATGGCAATATTATTATCACCATTGTTAGCAGCAAGAGCATTTCCTCCTATTGCTACATTAGAACCCTTTGTGGTATTTGCAGTAAGCGAATTATATCCTATAGCTATATTGTTCCCGCCAGTAGTATTAGCAGTTAACGCACTATATCCAATCCCAACATTAGATGCCCCAGTATTTGATGTTTTTAATGCCTCATATCCAATTGCTACGTTATATGCTCCAGTTGCGAGTGTTAAAGCCTTATATCCTATAGCAATGTTACCAGCTCCAGTTGAGTTCGTCTTTAATGCTTCTGTTCCTATAGCAATTTGTCCGGATATTGTGCAAAGATTGCTAGCCTGGTCTCCGATAGCTATGTTATCATCAGCTGTTAAGACTGCATAAAGAGCACTATTTCCTATTGCAATATTCCTATCTCCAGTAGTAAGTACCCAGAAATTATATGTCCCAAGAGCTACGTTACCAATACCTTCAGTAAGAGCTCCCATATTCTTACCACCTACTCCAGTATTCTGATAACCAGTAGTAAGACTCTTAAGAACATTATATCCTATTGCTACATTGACAGTACCATTAGAAAGATTTATTAATGACTCTTCCCCAATACCTATATTATACGTTCCTACGTGTGTATAATTACCAGCATTCTTTCCAAGAAAAATATTAGATGTACCATAAGTATGAAACATCCTATAGGCCCCCTGGAATATTGTTCCTTGTACTCCTGCAGCTGGATTTGCTGTAGAGGGAATTTTAAAACTTTCTGTAAGTTCTAATTGTCTATCTGGAACGATTGTACCAATTCCAATATATCTACCATTTTTCTCGTACATAGGAGATACTGTATCACCTATTGTAGTTGGAGATGTTGCTTTGATGATATAATTCGTAGTAACAGAAAGAGCATTGCTGGGTCCCTGATATCCTTGTGGTCCAGCAAGAGTTAGAGATATGATCATCTGATTTCCTACTGTAAGAGTGCCTCCAGATGATATAGCAGCAAGAGTACTAAACTTATGAGGATCCGAACTCCAGGTATTCTTAGTAAGGTATACTCCAAAGTTTGCAGGATTAGCATAATCCTCTATTTTCACAACAGATCCTATAGGATAAGACTGGAGCCAATTCGTCATTGTAACACCATCCTTATCTACCCAGTTAATCTGAATCTCTGTAAGAAGAGCAGGATTGCTGTTATTTACATAGCATGTCCCTACCGAGTTTCCATTACTTGCAGCTAACTGCCATCTCCTTGAACTTGATCCATAAAGACCACTTATACCTTGATTGCCCTGGTTACCCTGTGGTCCATAAGACCCTTGTGCTCCAGAAGATCCAATCGCTCCCTGAGGACCTTGGTATCCTTGTATTCCTTGATAACCCTGCATTCCTGCAGCTCCCTGGGCACCATTACGCTGAAATGATATCTCAAAATTACTTCCAGCAGAAGGAGTTCCACTAGACGCAATTAATGTTGCAAGATTGAATTTTATATAAGTAGAAAAATGCTGAGATGTTGGATTCGTATCATAAAACAAACACCAGTTATTTGGATTATCTACTTGTTGTATACGAATAACAAACTGTCCTTGAATCTGATAGAAAAGAGATTTCCAGTTTGTACCATATATATCATAATAGTTAAGTCCAGGATGATCAATACACCAATTAGCCCAAGTATCGTATCCTGTTCCTGTAAAAGTACTTATATAGCCGACAGCTGGAGGATTGACTCCGCCCATTGTCCAAACCGAATCCCATGGGATTGGCGTTCCTTGAACTCCCTGATTTCCTTGTGGTCCCTGATAACCTTGATGACCAATAATCCCTTGATTACCTTGGTTACCTTGAGAGCCGATAACTCCTTGAATGCCTTGGATTCCTTGAATACCTTGTATCCCCTGATTTCCCTGATTACCATGATAACCTTGTGGCCCATAGAATCCTTGCGGACCCTGGTATCCCTGAACTCCAGTAGTGCCCTGAATACCCTGAGAACCAGTTAACCCTTGAGGACCAATAACACCCTGAACTCCAGTAGGACCTTGAACTCCAGCTCCAGTATTGCCCTGGCTCCCCTGGTTCCCCTGGTTACCCTGAAGACCTTGAAGACCAGTCAATCCTTGTGGTCCTAATGGTCCAGTAAGATTACCATCTGCTCCTGTCGCGCCTTGATTTCCCTGATTTCCTTGGTATCCTTGAACTCCTGCTCCAGTAAGTCCTTGAGGCCCGGATACTCCCTGAATGCCTTGTGCTCCTTGTAAGCCATTGGTTCCAGATCCTCCCTGATTTCCTTGATTACCTTGGACTCCAACTCCTCCACTGGCTCCAGTATTACCTTGATTACCTTGTGATCCTTGTTGTCCAATCGAACCAGAAGAGCCTTGAATGCCCTGTACACCCTGTACTCCATTCGTCCCAGCACCTCCAGTAGCTCCAGTATTACCCTGATTGCCCTGATTACCTTGGGTACCAATAAGACCTTGAGGCCCCTGATAACCCTGAGGGCCTACAAATCCTTGGAATCCTCTTAATCCGATAGGTCCATCATTACCTTGTGGTCCTTGAACTCCCTGTAATCCAGAAATTCCCTGAGGACCAAAACTTCCTTGAGATCCAATATCTCCTTGATATCCTTGATAGCCTTGACGACCCTGGTTACCTTGATTCCCTTGCGCTCCCTGAGTTCCTAATGATCCCTGAATCCCTTGTATTCCCTGTATTCCTTGTACTCCAGATAAACCTTGGTTACCTTGATTACCCTGAGGTCCCTGTGCGCCAATAGTTCCCTGTATACCTTGTATTCCTTGTATTCCCTGACGACCTTGATTTCCTTGTAATCCAGTGAATCCTTGAGACCCGATATTTCCAGAAGCTCCTGTATTCCCTTGGTTTCCTTGGTTTCCTTGAGCACCTTGGAATCCTTGGAATCCTCGGATTCCTTGTATTCCCTGAATGCCTTGTATACCTTGTGGACCAACTGCTCCCTGGTTACCTTGGTTACCTTGTGTACCTTGAGGCCCCTGTGGACCAAGCGGGCCAGTTAAGTTTCCGTCAGCTCCAGTGGCTCCTTGGTTTCCTTGTGGACCTTGATTTCCTTGACCGCCCTGTGGCCCATAAAATCCTTGTATCCCTTGAGTTCCTTGTAGTCCCTGAAAGCCAAATCCTCCTTGATTTCCTTGTGGGCCAAGTATACCCTGTATACCTTGCCGTCCTTGATAACCTTGAAGACCAACTGCACTAGGTCCCTGAGTTCCCTGTATACCGCTTCCTTGAAAACCTAATGGCCCTTGATTTCCTTGTAGTCCATTATTCCCAGCTAGACCAGCATCTCCTGTTAATCCAGTAGGCCCAATTCCACCTTCTACTCCCTGTAGACCTCTTAGTCCCTGAGTACCCTGGTTTCCTTGAGGTCCTTGCAATCCAGTAGCTCCTATTGGTCCACCACTTGGCCCTTGTGCTCCTTGATTCCCCTGTATTCCAGGCCCTGGGCCCTGAGCTCCCTGAAGTCCGCTTCCTGGAGCTCCTTGTGGACCAATGCCATCTCCTCGTTTAGAGAAGATAATGATATAGTCTAATCCATTCCCAAAGTATACTCCAGGACTGGATGATAGTTTGTTAAAATAAAATACTCGGTGATTTGATGACTTTACACCAACAGATGTAAGTTCCCCAGTGATCATCTCTTCTGGCTTACCCCATCGTTCTATCTGGATAAAATCTCCAACTTCCCAGACATCAAGTAATGGATCCTGATCTATGTTATCTGCATCAGTATCGTGAATGTCTACCCATATGCATGATGACATAAGATAATGAGAAGGCCTAAAATAAGTAGAAGATACGCTGACAGCAACTTTCCATCTTCTTCCGTTGCCAGCATAATGTCCATGTGTTCCCTGTCTTCCCTGAGGACCCTGAGGACCATCTGCAGGACCTTGTGGACCTTGTTCGCCAACTCCTTGAGGGCCCTGAGGCCCTTGTGGACCTTGATATCCTTGGAATCCTTGTACGCCATCATCTCCTTTATTATTGGATGTAAGAAGATCGTTCCCAACAAATACCCATGTCTGACCAGACCAATAGATATGATCTCCTTCAACCCATGATGTTCCTGTATTTGTTCTACCTACCTGGTTATCTGTTATAGAAGCAGTAACGCGATATGCCCACCCATCCTTTACGGTGTTTCGCTTTGGAAATTCAGAGGCAGATCCTATGTTCCCCTGGTCCAGTAGGCCAAGTCTCTCCTCATTTACGCCCTTCCATGATCGTTGGTAACTTAACCTTTTTGGAACAGTCATCGGTGATTATACTATTTCTACAATTCTCCAGATAAAATCAAGTGTGATATCGCTTCCATCTCCAGCATAGTTTCCTGTTGATATAGCAACAAGATGTCCTCCATTTGGAACAGAGATGAGGTTTCCAGAAGGATAGATCATATCAACCCTGGAAATTGGAGATTCCATAAATCCTAATTCGAACTCACAGATATCTATAGATCCAAAGTACTTTATAGTAAGAGCATTTCCATCCCATGGTGTCATTGTTGAGGCTGGGTTTTTTCCAACTATACTCATAAGCTGTACATAATAACTTCCAGCTTGAACATAGTCAAGAATATCTACTCCCCCGCTGATATCATTCTTTAATTGGTACGCTGTTATTGTAACTTGCGTTGTCATAAACTCAGATGAGTTCGTTGGACCCTGCGATCCCTGTGGACCTATAGAAGCTTCTCCTTGATATCCTTGTACACCAATAGCTCCAGTTGTCCCTTGTGTACCTTGATATCCTACTGGTCCCTGTGGTCCGGATACATTATAATTTACATTGAACGACTTGTAATAAGCTACTCCTTGATAAGTATATTTTACCTGATATTTAGAAGTAGTATGACCTATATCAAAAGGATCTGCTGCTGAATAGAAGATTGTCTTCTTTCCATAAAGACCAGGTCCTTCTGCAGTCTCATCATGATTCATTTCTGGTCCATCGATCCATGTGACTTTCGCATCAGATGAATTGAACGAAACCCCAGAAATGTTTTGCTCTACTCCATTTACAAAGAATCTTATTACATTAAAGGCCTGATCCCAGATTGTACCAGTGCCATCGTAATTTGAAGGAATCCATAACGTATCAGAATCTACGGTGAGATAGGTTGATAACGATCCTTGATTTCCCTGACTTCCAATAGTTCCTTGTGGACCCTGTGGACCCTGACTACCTTGATATCCCTGAGCACCAATATTCCCTTGCGCTCCCTGATATCCTCTTGGACCAGAATAATACGGGAATGACTCTATAGATGAACAGTTACAGCTTCCTGCAACTCCATGTAACTTTCCACAGTTCTTACAAGCCATGTTATAAAAGTTTGAGCATCTTGTTTATCCTGCAATAAAGAGCATCTGCCTGATCAGCCTGACCGCATGAGACGCTTTCTTGTAATGCACGATACAATAAGAATACCTGGTAAATATTTTCGATTTTCTTGTAGTCTACAGTATCACAGAGATTGCTCTGTACGTACTCAACCAATAATGAGTCAATGTTGTACTGCATCTCGCACAGTACATAAAATCTTCTTGCTACTGTCATTTCGACAGCAGTACTGAGGGGATCGTACACTAAGTACATCTCTACCTCATAAATGCCTTCCGGAAAGATATCGTCCGTTGTCAACCCGATATGTGTTGTAGAGATCGGGAACTCTAATAAGTCAGTAGTATAGTCTACGCCAAGATCTGCTTGCGCCCATACTGTATACGAAGTACCATTTGGAATGGTTATCGTAAATGCAACAGAAGCGTTATCAACTAACGCTTTATCTTCATTTGGAGTCCCCCATCCGCCTAAATTATCAAGCGCATAGTCTCCTGTTGTGTCAGTAAGCAATAATGTCTTGCATGCTTCTTGCGTACAGTAAGAGATATTTAGTTCTACAGCCATGATGAAGGAATTTGAAGAAGGGGGAACTGGGAGACACCCCAGAGCCCCCTATCTTCAGGTTAACTATTTAATGTATTCCACGTGGATATCGTAAGCTCCTGCGGTATGTGTTCCATTAGTACGAATCCTTAACTGACGAGCAACAGTATTAATACTCTGAACGTTAGTAAGTTTTATACCAGTACAACCAGTAGCCCATAAGCTTGTTCCGTTATAGGTAATACCTGTAGCAAGGCAAATGCCAGTGCCAGCATAGATAGCTGCCTTAAAACCACCAGCAAGAGCTGTGGCTTTCTTTACGACAACATTTCTCATGATAGCTCCAGCAGGGATCCATGCTCCCAGGTAATGATCTCCAGTAGCACCGCCATTTCCAGCGATGGTATATCTCGTTGATTTGATCTTATATTGTGCCATTTTTTGTTCCTCCTATTTTTTAATAAACACCCCAAGAATTGCACCATGAAGTCAAAGCATCGAGAACGCTCTGCCACTGATTCGGAGTAGCGTTGTACTTAACAGCAACGCAGACAGATTCATTGGTATGAGTGTCGATAGATAAATTCGTGTCAGATACCTGTTTCTCATAAGAGATCCAGATCTGATTGAATTTGATAGTAGAGTCTGATCCTACACCCCAGTCATCGTGGAATGTTGCATGTGGCCAGGCCAGTTTAGAACCAACTCCTTCGTAAGGCTTGCTTGCACGTTCGAGGTTTTTCATTTCATACCATGAGCCTTTACCATAGTTGGTCTCGCTGCTTGTTGAAATTGTTGCACCTGAAGGAATTGTTTCAACTCCTAATGAATCAGCTGTGTAGAAGAATGTCTCAAAATCTACTTGAAAGAACTCATCTTCACTTCCAATATCAGAAGTAGTAACTTGTTTTGCAACAAGACTTAATGCAGTTCCTCCAGTTCCTACAATAGCAGAAATCCTTGCATCTGTATCATTATTGATAAGAGCAGCAAGTTGTCTTGCAAATGTACCACCAGAAGCAATAGAATTTTGAGAAGGAATAATCCTCCATGTTTGAGGGAACAATCCATTGCTGAGTTGAACAGCATGAGGATCAATGTAGTTTACCCATACAACAAATTCTTGGTCAATTTTTGTATTGGTATTTCCAAGAGTTGTAGGTAATGAAATACGCTGCTTTTTGAGCACTGGAGCTACGTAAGTAGCTGTCTCAAGCTTTTTAGGATTAGTAATAGCTGGAGTGAGCCTAAGGGCGCGTTTAGTGTATGTTGATTGCCCAGGATTGTAATAGGTCTGAGACAGACCCACGCCAATGTAAATCACTGAGGAATCGTCCTTGGTAGGAGAGGCTGGTAGCAGTTGCATGTTCTTGTCGAGCAATACAATCTCTCCTTCTGCAACAGTAGAAGAGGCAGTGGCTGTTCCAAGAGTTACTCCCGCGGTAGCACTGATATCCTTACCAACGATAAAATGATTAACTTTTGTGTCCATTTTTTAAATTGAGTTTTTGGTTTCTTCTTGAATTGAAATCCTGTATTTATTCATCTCTCCGATCCTGGCATTGGCCATAGTAACTGCTTTCTCTACAATCTCGTTATGAACGAGCTCATTCAAATCACAGTCTACACCTAATGGCACAGAAACACTGGGAAAGGCTACCACAGCTGGTTTACGAATCGCCCTCATACGATACTCTGTTATTACATAGGTACCGTCTGTTATTAACTCTACAACCCCGTCTATAAATGTTCTTAACGGCTTTGCCTTCTTGAACTTAAGCTTATGCTCAGAAAAGGGGTTACTTGTCTCGAAATCATAACTGTCGCCCACACACTCGGTTACACCTCCAATATAAGTCTCTCCTTGGTAAGTATAAACCACTTGTTCTTCATCTACGATTAGGTATGTCGTAGGCAGAATGCAGTAATAGGAATTGGCCTTACGGTTGATATTCGCCATCGCTGCGGTCTCTGCTGCTGTTAACGTGCCTGAAAAGTCTATGGGTACGATAGGGTAGTCCGTCAATAAGGTTCTTAAATCCTCAATACGTTTCTGATTCTGCTCAAAGCCCTTGCCCTTCCATCCAGAGAAACGTTCATTCGTAAAAACACGTATAGCCTCATTTAGCCAGTAGTCTACTTCAACTGGATGCCAGTCGAGGTATTGAAGGTTTTCATACCCTTCTACCTTCATCATGAAGCTCTTATGTTGTTCTACGATTGTCATTTGGTTTCAATTACCTCTTTAGTCCTTTTTGATCTTGGTTGTGCTCCCTCTAATGATAGCGCAATCCCTTGACGTGTTTCTAAATTTTTCGGATCGGTGAGATACGCGATACACTGTTCAGGTGTTGTCCCGAGTACCTCTGAATTGTACGAATACACACCTTTTGCCTGTGCAATTAGATTAGCAGCTACGGCCTTATGAAATAGGATGTAAGTAGCTCTCTGAGGATTATTGAGCCAGATATTGTTGAAACGTTCTGGTTGATTCTCGACAAATTCATTGACCTTGAAATTACATACATTGTTCGATAATCCCGTAGGATTTATGCCAAACAGCCTTAAGCAGTTGCGAACGTCATCCTCAGTCATATCATCCACGGCAAGCATGATTTTACGTTTGAGTTTCGCCTTCTTGTTAGCCTCTTCAGCACTTTTCTCTTCATCGATAATTACGAACTTCTTTGTAGGATCCGCACCTCTTTCGTACCTACATCCTTCGGCATGGCCAGAAAGGAAGATATACTTAAGCTCATCGTGTGGTTCCATTTCCGGATAGAGGATGAGATCCTCTTCGCCAAGGGAAATTGAAAAGAAGTCCCAGAACTCTGAGTTCTCAGAAAGATTTGTATGGAGTAATCCTTCAAGCCTTACTTTGTCTTCTTCGTTCTCTGGGCCAAAGCCAGTATATCTGCGACCAGAATGTTCGTGCAAATATGGACAAATATTCTTGGTACAGCCTGGATACACTGTCTTGTGTGGCCAATCTTTGTTTTCTACTAATCTAATTGTAACGGGCATTGTGTGTGGGATTAATGGTTATTAGATAACATTGTATTTTGCAACACCGCAAGTAGAAGCGTCAGCCAGCATGATACCACCTTCAGTTAAGAAGTTAACGGTATAGCCGTCATAGCCATTTGAACGTAAGGTGTTGACGTCTTTAATTGTGTTCCTGTCAGGAGCGATAGAACCACCAGTATGCCAAACGAGATTCTCTGAACCCATCTTGACAATTTTGCGGAGGTTAGCTTCACCATCACGATGGCCAATATCCAGGAAGTACATATCCTGACTTGAAGCAGGACGCCTGGTGATAGGATCCATTGTACGGTTCAGTGATGGGTCATCCAGCCAACGGAAAGGAGCTACAGTGAGTTCGATGTCATTGTAGAGTTTCCAGGTTGTGAATTGTCCACCAAGGGTAAGATTCTGGCCAGATCCGGATACAAATACCGTGTCTGTCAGTTGGAAGTTAGCAGCTTTGGTCTCAAGCATCTGAGAGAAGCTACGCATACCCATTTCACCTGTAAGGGCCAAGAACTTCCTCTCGCCTTTACCAAGTTTGTTATAGGATAAATCTGATAACAGGTCCATAATGAATGATGGAGTCATCCTGGTATATGGACGATTGTTAGCTGGGGAGAACTGCTGGAACAGACCAGCACCTACATGAACAGGACGTCCATTGGTACCAAATACTTTTACTGTTCCGTCAGGACGTGTGTTGTAACGTGAATACACGTTATAGTTGTCAAGCCTACGATACCATTCCCTCCAGGCAGTCCATTTCTGCTTGTCTGTGAAGAAATATGATTTCTTGTTGGTTTTTGGATCGATCCATTCTACAATGGTCTTTGTAGTAGCTGCAGAACGAGTGATGTCATACTTCATACGAGAAGTAGTGATCTTGTTACGCAACTTAACAGAGTTGTTGTAGTTCAGGATGTCAGCATCATTGGATCCTTCTTCGTAAGCGGAACCTTCACGAGCTACTCTCTTTCCAGGTACTAGGTACTTGTAAGGAATATAACTCTCTGGGTTACCGTCAGCCATTACAACTGAGTACACGTAAGATTCTCCAAACTGGAATCCAGGACTTTGTACACGTACCTGAATATCACGGTTGTCAAAAGACAGGATTGCTCCTACACCGTAATAGGGGTATTTAAGGTAGAGGTTCACCGTGGTATTGTTCAGACCAGCGAAGTCTGTAGATACAACAGTGGCACCGTTCCACTCTGCCCTTACGATAGGATTGCTTTCGTCGAAAGCCATTTCAACACCCCAATCGTATTCAAAGGCATCGATCTCGATCTTTTGAACACGGCCCAATCCCCTGGTAACTGCGTCAAGGACGTTTACTTCCTCTCCTTTGTAGTTACCAAAAATCTGAGACAGGATCGTGCCCATCTCGTATGGCTTTGTAGCCAGGAGATGATCTAGCGATCTTGTTTCTACGAGTCCAGATGCATTCCTTGTATTGATGATCTGCAACCCGCCTAAAATGTTGTTGTTCATAGTTTAATGATTTTAATCACGTTTGTCAACCCTCTTTGCATTTCTCATAAATTGATCATCGTCGTCGTCAGCGGGGTTTGTATCTGATAACGTTCTGGTCTTTGTGAGTAATGCCTTCTGCTTCTCTCTAAAAGTTTTTATGGCATCACTCTTTGCTGGTGCGCCCATGAGTTCCATGATCTTATCGCGATTCTTATAAGCGAATGCGGTAACAATATTGAACATCGCTGGGTCTGCATAGTAGTCCTTAAGTAAAGGAGTAAGGCCATTAGCGTCTCTCTGTGTAATATATGGCAAGAGTTCGCTCCGATGCTTATCGGTAAGTTCAATTCCCATGATAGATTTCACAGACTTAACTCCATCGATTAGTGATTCGTTATACTTTCTCACATTTTCGAGTTGTTCTTTGTGTTCTTGTTCTTGTCTCTTAATTGCCTGTTCTTTCTCAAGAGCAGTAATTTTTTGAAGTTTAGGCATAGCCTCCTTAGCATCCTGGATAAGTTCTCCAAGCTTCTTAGACTTATCTACCTGTTTCTTCGCATCATCTGCATCAAGGCCCTTTTTCTCAAAGTACATAAGAAGACCAGTCTCGGCATCTTTCTCGTCCTCAGGGTCAAGTAATTCTACCATTTTCTGAGCACCAGTAGCCTGTAAGAAGATCCTAGGATCACCTCCATTTTTAAGGAACAGATCGTATTGTTCTGCGTCCTCATTATAATAACGATGTTGAGTGTTAGCCTCGATAAACTCATCCATAAACTCAGTGAACTCTTCGATAGTCTTTGGTTCATTAGCTTCTGGAATTTCGAGGCCCCATTTCTCTTTGAGAACGCCAAAGACAAGAGGGACTACTTCATCCGTCTCGACGTTATCAGGTTTGTCATCAATTGGAGTATCCTTTTTAGGATCTGGTTTGTCTGGTTCTGTAGTATCCGTTGCTGGCTTTTGATCGAGATCTGGTGCAACATATGATGTATCTTCTCCGTCGTTCTGGTCTTGACCATCGACTGAGGAGTCATCCATAAGAGCATGCATAGGATCAATATAGTCAGCACCTGTTACCATTTCTTTTTTCTCTGGAGTGTGTGGGTCCATGATTGTTTTGGTCTAAATTAATTAATGATAGATGATTTGTTTGTTTGTAAAAAACATAAAAATAGGTACTTATGTCAGATCAGGCATTAACAGCCTTTTCCGCCTTTTTTCCCACCTTTCTTTCCGCCTTTGCTTCCTTTCATGATACTTTGGTTTTTTTGTTAATTTTTTGTTTTTCTAGAGCTACTTTATCTTGATGTTCTCTCTGTCTTTGTGAGAACTCGTCCATGTGTTTACGTTCTGCAAATGATTGTTTTCTTTCTTCCATACCATCGCCAGGCTCATCTTCATCTTCATCATCTGAATCATCTACTGACCCAGCTCTTATCTCTGCTACTTTGATCTGTGTATAGGAGTTAACGTCAATCTTCTTATCTTCAAGTCTGCTTTTTTCTGCCTGGATCTTCTGTGCGCTTTCCTGCTCCATCTGTGCGATTTGCTGTGCCTGTTCGCTCTGTGCCTTCTGGATCTCTTCTTTCTTTTGGTCGATAGCCTTAAGTTTTCCCATGATGTCAGCGATATTGTTCGAGACATATAGTTCAGCAACCTCTCCCAGTGTGGCACCAGATTGCATAGCTGGCCCAGCAAGAGAACGTACTGCTTCAAGCTTCTTCATGTCTTCGTTAGAGTCAGAGATGAAGATGCCTAATTTCTTATATGGATAATCCTGAGGTATCGTTAAGAACTGACGAGACATATCATCCAGGGCGAGCATTACAGTCTCGTTCTTTCCTTGGAGAAGTCTTTGTGTACTCTCAAGCATTGCATTGTAGATCCTCTTTTCGAAGAAGTTCATCTTCTGGAACCAGGGTTCTGTAATAGTACCTGACTGAATAATGGATCTCTCTACGTTCCCAACAAGTTCTGAAGGAGCTACCTGTCCCTGACGCTGTTTATTGATACCAGACATTGTTCCTACAAGAGACTCGATATAATCCATCAGCTGGATGTACTCGCGAATCACCGGGGACATGCTTAAGTCTGAATGAGAGAGATGCCCAGACATACCTGGGGTATTCTTTCTCAGATCCCATCCTTCATCATTCTGGTTCATCAGGTTTACTCCTACGAAGGAGACCCAGTGAAGCCACTTCTTTGTATCAAAACCAAACTGCTTGGGGATACTGCTGATCTCTACATTGAGAATCTTACCCTTATCTCTTGCGAGTGTTAGTAAGAGACGCCATACAATCTCGATATACATAGCCTGTAATGGACGTAGTAACTCTACAAGAGAGATATTCCTGGTATTCGTATTGTTCATCAGAGTACCGATGTACGGGATCTTCTCGTAATCGGTAACCCTTCCTTCTGCAATCACATCCTCATCGATATAATAGCATTCCCATATCGATTTTCTCCAATCCCATTCGACACGTTCTCCTGGCAATGGAATATAGTCTTCACTTACAATGTCAATGTTAAGTTCTCCTTCTGTCTCAGATACTACGTATCCGATCTTCTCAAGAGATTCCCAACACATATGGTAGACACCAATGATCTCACCACTGGTATTGTAATCTACTTTGTCGATAGGATCAAACCTATATGTAGTATCGTATTCATTGAATCCAGTGGATCCTATGTCGTACTTCTCTGCAAGCTTGTTTATTTGTTTCTCAGTGAGTTCGAAACTATCAAGGATCTTCCCAAGAGACATGAACATCTTCCGTATGAACCAGGAAGAGTCTTCGATATACATCAGATCCTGGTGCCTCTCGTAGTCGCATAGCATCGGATTGCACCGATCTACTTCTGGGCCAGTATGACCATCCCCTACATACCCAATGAGTTCTCCACCAATAAGACCATCTTTCCAGCACTCAAGCATCTTGTCATCCAGGAAGAGTTCCTTGCGGTACTTCTCAAGGAGAAGAGATGCGGCACGTTCGTAGATATTCTTTGTTGTGTAGTGGATGTACCTGTTGATCTGCTCGTAACTCTGCTCTGGGAACTTCTGTTCTCCCGATACCTGGTTCTCTATCTGAGCTACCATATTCTGCATGATCATGCTCTTCTTATACTGTTCCATATAAGAAGTCATCTCAGGGCCTACCTCCATTATGGTATACCTAAATGGACGTTTTATCTTCTCTCCAATAAGGAGATCGATAGGTGGCCTAATGATGTTTACGTTCTGCGGAATTGTTGGGAGCTCTATGTCATCCTCTTTAAGACCAAAAGGATTCATCAGGTACTTTACCTCACGTTCCAGGAACTGTGAGTTGTACGCGTCGTAGTTAAGCTGCATCCTAGTGATCCTGTTCAGAGGTTGATCCTCGTAATCAGAGATGCTGAAGGAAGTTGCTTCAGATGAGATGATGTTTGCTTTAGAGAGTATCCATTCTGCGTAACTCTTGACCCATTCGGGTCCTTTTTTTTTCGCTGAAAGCTTGTTTACTGGCTTAGTACTCATCTAAATGTTGTTAATTTCCTCTTTGCGAAAAGATGTTTTGGCATATACTCCTGCCCATCGTATTTCTGCCCTTTGACCTCGACATCATAAAGCTCTGCCTCATAGATAAGTACACACATAAGAGCACGTACACGGTCAAAGTTACCTTTAGAATTGTAACCAATCAACTCTTTTAGTATGGTAGGGCTGAATATTTTCTGGTAGTTATGGATACTCCCGTCAATACCATTTATATATTTACGAATGCATCGTTCTCCATAGCCAATGACTTCAGATGGCATATGAATACCTTTCTTCCTTGCTACCTTGCTGTTTTTTATGATGTCTTTCAGCTGAGGAGCATCTGCAAGAAGATGATACCAATGTCGTTTAACGAAATGCGTCTCGATACCAATGTTCTGATTCTCATACATTGCTATTGCATTATAATACAATAACAACATCCCGCAATTATCATAAAACGTCTCTGCAGTGTCAGGTCTGCCAGTGTATTCCGCCACAATGACGTTATGTTCATGGCCTGGCCGATAGTATCGTTTATAGATAATGCATGATCCCAGTGAATCGGTATTCGAACTATCGTAATCATAGCTATCGATACCAGCAATATAGAGATAATCGGGTACCTTCCCATTCTCCATCTCAGGATGTTCGTAAATAACGATACCTCCCTTGGCATTTTTGTTCCCTTCAAGAGGAAATTCAGTGATAACCTTCACTGTCTCATCGCCTACCCATACTGGGACCTTCTCATTTCGGAACTCTAGGTACCCTTTTTGTCCCAGATTGATGTATTCAAGCTTCTGTTCTACCGCAAGTAGCTGAGAAAGTAGCTGTTTCTTTGGAAAAATGTTGCCAGTGAGCTGAAGAACAGCCTCAAATGGGTTAAATGGGTGCTCTGCGATGTACTGGTCGATGTTTATTGACTCATCTGAGGTCTCTTCCTTGATTCTACGCTGCTCTTTCTCATATACTATGGCGTCCTCGTCATTACTGACACCATCATCACCAATAAATCCCTTCAGATTCTTGTAAATAGGGACGAAAAAACCAGTTGGCTTGTCATAAAGATCATCCCAGTCATAAGGAACACCAAGACAATTGAATGCATCAGGATGAAAGAAGATTTTCTGCAGTCCTTCGAAGTCTGCTCCGCTCTCTCCCCCAGTTCCGAAGGCAATCATGAGACCCAGTACGTAAGAACCTTCCTTTACAGAGTCCGTTGCGATGTTCCAGGTATTGATAAGCTGAGGGAAATTTCCAGCTTCTTCCAATAAAATGAGTTTTGCGGCCTTACCCCTGACCTTATGCGGATCATGACGAACAGAGACACCGATGATCTCACTCTTAAATCCTTTCTCGATGCCAGTCATAGTATCTATATAGCTGGCTCTACGATGCAAGATATCGTTCTTTCTCTGTCTTAGCTTGCTCCAATCTGTATGAGTATCTACCCAGTCCATAGTGTTCCAGGCCTTGGTAAGAAGACCGTCTTTTATCAAGAACTCCTTCTCAAAAGCAATGGCATATGACTTACTCCCGGGTATGAGATGATAGTTCCTGTCTAACATGGCACCACCTTTAAAGGAATATCCCTTACGACGAGCCTTGATGACAGATGTGAACTTGCCTGCCCTCTCGCAGGCCTCTATATGATCGAAATAGACTTTGTCATAGTCCCAGAAATCAGGAAATGCCTCCTCCCTTACCGTTGTCTTCTCTCTCGTTCCACGAATGACGATCTCTTTTTCGAAGGTATTATCAATACGGCCATAGTTCAGGTAGTAATAAAAATAGCCAGGGATCCATAGGCCATCAACTTCATGCCCGTATAGACTTCTCCTGGCTTCCTCTATCCAGAACCTCCTTCTCTCGATAGTGCCCTTCCTCAGAGGTGTATAGATACCCTCTTTCTCAAAGAAGGCTGCAGACCCGCGTAGCTCTGCTACCTTCCTACTTAATAGCATCGTATTCCTTCGCTATCGCTTCATCCTCAAACTCCCCGATCTCCTGTTTCCCTCTCCCCATACTGGCTTCTGTATTTGACTCCGCTGCGGCTCGTATCTTCTTTAGCTGATCCAGGACACCCTTAGCCTTAGAGATACTCTCCAGGTCTTTAAGGATGTTGTCTACATCCAGAGCTCTTGATTTCCAATCGATATTACTGAGATACTCGATGATTCTCTCTGCAGCGATCATACTCGTATTCAGAAGACGCTGCTCGGTAGTATCATTTATCTTCCTCCATTTTTCCAGAGCCCATATGATAGTAGCATCCTCCCTATACTTGCCCTTGTAGATGTTCTCTTTGAGCTCTTCCATCCTCTGCTTCTCAGGTACCGAACGATAAGGATTGTCTGCTTTGTTGGCGTACATGTAGTATACGAACTCACAGTCCATAATCGCCATGCCCTTGCCTTCAGCCCTCTTATTCCTCTTCCATAGAGTCCTGAAAGGCTCGTACTGTATGATTTCTTCAATTATCATGATTCTCTCTGTTAATTCCTATCGTCTCACCAAGTTCGTATAAAGATACGCTCTCTCCTATGACCATAGCATATGGATATTCCTTCTTACACAATACCTCTGCGTTAGCAAAGGAGTCTGCAAAAACGTCTGGGCCAATGAAATCTTCCAACTCCATCGTCTCAGGATGTAATGCTGTTATCACCGTTAGGTACTTCTTCATCGTTTCTTCTTTTTAGAATAACCGTTATCAATTATCTCGTCCTTTGTCAGCTTAGGCTTAGAAGGAGAGCCATACTTCTTCTCTACCTTCTCACTATGCTCTGCATAGAAATCCCTACCCAACATGATCTGTTTTGCGATATGCGTCCTGGGCCTGAATGTCCCAAGACCTCGTACATTGACAGTGTACATATTCCCGGACCCTATGATCCTCCTCACCATCGAGATATAATGCCTTACCGCCTCAGAGACCACCCTGGAATCTATCCCTGTCTCAGACGATATCTCAGTAATGATTTTGTCAAACTGCTTCATAAAGCAAGATCATCATTGGCTTCTCCTAAAATGAACTTCCTATTCTTTTCAGCAAGAGCTATGTCGATGTTCATCTGGAATATAGGTCCGCCAAGATCGCTGTAGTCCTGTACCTCGTCATCATCATGACCGCGTTCACCAGGAAATCCAATCATCTTTTTCGGATCCTTTACGCTCATAGGATTATCCTCAAACGGAGTATTGTATCCATCCAGATTCCAGGAATATTCTTCCTTATAATCAGGCCCCTTCTTCATACAGCTCATCATAAACTCAGCGTCTTCCTTCATCCTCTCAGGACTATAGTGCTCTACCCATAACGGAAGAAGATGCTTAACCGCTGCCCTGATAATCTCCCTCTGTACCTGGCTCTCCTCGTTATCATAGAACCTTCCCTCAATAAACTCATCAAACTCTTTCTCAAAATCCGTCATAGTTATTCTCCTATATAATTGATTGGTGAATATAAATCCTTATATAAATTGGTACGTGACTCCCATAACCCATAATTCTTCTGAGTCCTACTACATATCCATAGTTCAGCCTTCAGCCTATCTCCGTGCTGAGAATCTATATCCTGAAAATCTGGAAGCATCCTTACGTAATCACATCTGGCCCACCAGAAATTACCAGAGTAATGCTTAGATGGGATATCGTGAAGATCTACACCTACAGTCTCGTAACTAACAAGTGCCTTCTTACATGATCTGCTCCTAAAGACAGTAAAATAGAGCATGTACTTTCTCAATAAATCTACCTGTGGCTTATACCAGGCATCGAGACTTACTCCCTTAGTGTGAAGATAGAGAACATACCCGTCACTCTTCCTTGCGAAATTCCTGAGCATAAGCAATGTAGGAATCTCATAAGAATCCAATTTCGCTTCACGATACAACTCAATGACTTTGTCCTTCTTATAAAATACATCACCATCCCCCACTATCCCAAGAAAGATATTATCTACCTCGTCAATCAAATAACTTGAGTATATCGCTGCGAAAATCTCATCCACGACAGCCTGGTAGTTTCCTATAGTAGCAATATGGAAGAAGATAGAGGTCCTCATGGCTTCATGAATAACGAAATACCCTTAATATGATCAGATTTCCTATTCACAATCGTCTTTAGATGTATCAACTCTTTCTTCTCTTTCAACTCCTCCATATACCTCTTAACACCTGGATGATATTCTACATCATGGAACATAACAATACCACCATGATGTACCCTTGGGAATACTAACCTGGTATCCATTACAACTCCCTCATAAGAATGATCACCATCGATAAACACAATGTCAAACTTATCGTCTATCACATCAAGAAAATGCTCGCATTCCTCGCTATGAGAATCCCCCGCAAACTCCCGAACATTAAGTCCATCCAATAACTCTTTCCTAAAAGAACTGGCAGGATGCTGATTGTCATCGATAATATAAGAGTTCTTTATCTCAAGCATCTCTATCATCAGTCTCGTCGTACCCCCTCCTGCAGACCCTATCTCAAGATAATTCCTATACCCAAAATTTGAGAGATACGATAAGGCCTCAGTGATCTCTATGGGATCCTGCTGTATCCTATATCCTCCCTCCCAGGTGCCACCAAAGACAGAGAGAGAGTCACTGCCACACTCAAGGACGTACTTTATAATATCATACTTGCTTCTCATACCTTCTTCTGTGCCTCAGTAATATTGTCCCTATAAAGATAATAGTAAATCCGCTTGTCAATATGAACGTAACTCTTAATAAACGGCTGCAGCCTGGAAGCAAAATCATAGTCCTCACCACAGTTCACGTCCTTAAAGCCTATCTGCAACGCCAGAGTCCTCCTAATGACACACTTCTGATCAGGCATACGCATATACGAATCCGCACGATCCTCATTCCTATGATAGTTGTAAAACACCATCTTAGCTGGAGCATCATTGATCTGCGCCTCAGCCACAAAAGTCACAACATCAGGATTCGTCCTCAGAGCACCATAGATCTCATCAACATAGTTCCAGTCTACCATGTCATCATCATCCACAAAGACAACGTACTCCCCCTTAGCTATCGCTAACAGAGCATTCCGCTTATCACCTACCGTCCGCTTCTTATTATCTATCAAACACAAGACCTCTACATCCTCATAATAACTCGCCAGAGAACACAGATGCCTAACCACCTTCGTCAGACTCCCCTGCCAGGGACCCGTACCCAGACGCTTCGGTACCCCGCAAACTAATATACTCAACCTCATGACTCCCTCCTTACAAAAACCGTCGTCCACGGCTCAACAGTCACATTCATCCAGATCTCCCACTCCTCAGGATTCAGATCTACCCTCTCCCAACCATACCACGGCTCCTGTGTGTCATGAGCAACAATAATATCCGTATGATCCTTCGCCCAATTCACACACTCGGGCCTACTACCACCATGACCATCTACAAAAATCAAATCATACCTCTCCTCATACGCCAACTCCTGCCAAGAATCCTTACCCAAACAAACTACCATGTTAACATCCGGATACATACCCTTAACCTTCTCGGCCCACCCCTCATCCTGCATCTCAACACTCGTAACACTCGCCCCCTGACCCACAAAAAATCCCGTACTATACTCCCCACACCCAAACTCCAAGACCGTCTTCGGACTATACATCCCAAACAAACGCCTCAATACAATCAAATGACTACAATACCTGTCCATAACTCCTTTTTTTTAACGTTACTATAACTCTCCTATAATCTCAGCATCAAAATACTTCGCCAAATTACGTACCTCCTCCTCAAAACTTACCCTGTCTGCCTGTACATTACACAAAACTACTTCACTACCAGTACCAAAATTCCTGTGACTCCGTATCAAACAATAGGCACTCTCTTCATCCCCTACATCTACCCCAATACTGTACCTGCTCTCCATCATCATCTGCTTCCGCAACAAATCCCTGTCAAATACATAATCCATAACAACAAAGTTAATATTAATACTCTACCATCTCTATACGCTTCGAACCGTAATAAACCAATCCCCTACCCAACATATACAAACTTATCCCCTCTCCCCTACTACACTCACTCCAATTCGAATAACACCGCACAACATCCCTATCATACACCACAATTACCATCCTTAAATTTACTCGCTTCATAACTCACAAATATAACCACTTTTGATAACCACACGACATAATTATCAAAACTTTTAATAAACATACACTACCACACCCCCCACCACCACAATATAAAAATAAATATGAGGCACCCCCCATACCATATACATACACACATAGGGTACCCCTGATAAAAATAACGGTTGTATGGCCGTCGCCAAAAGGGGCCGTCATCGCCCTATTAACAAACCTAAAAACCAAAACCAATGGCAACAACAGAAATCAAAAACCGCATTGCAGAGCTCAAAGCTTTGGACAAACTGAACAACAAACAGAAACTTGAGCTTATGCAACTTGAAGTTGAGTTGGAAGAGCTTGAGAAACCCGCAGAAACAGGCGCAGAATACTGCATCCGTACCAGCGGTAAGGACAAGTACGAAGCATCGCGCAAGTACAGGACGCAGGGCTTCAGGAGCAAGCTCCAACTTGACGGCCCTGTCAATGGTAAGTTCGTAGGCCTTGAGGCATTCGACACCAAAGCCAAGAAAGACCAACCAAGCCGTACCCTGAACCGTATTATGTTCGAAACCAAGGACGGGCCCGTCACAACACCGCACTCCACCGTAAGCACATCAACCAGCATCCTAACATTCCTTGACACAGCCATCATAGGAGAGACCTATGTATGGACAGTAGAGGACGGATACCTTGTAGACGTAGCAGTACCCGCCATCGAATCCGAACTCATCGAAGACGCTATCGTTATCGAAGAGACCAAGTAGCCTACCACCACGCTAAGGGCGCGCTCCGCGCGCCTTAAGCGCGGATAACGTGATACACCGAACCCCCGTTGCCTGTCATGGGCACGGTGGGGACACGGTGTGAACCTTTTTCCCCTGTATTTGGTCTTCTTTTGGTAACCATTCGGGATAATTATTAAAAATACCCGTCTTTTCACCTTATTTTGACCATCATTTGTGTCCATTTTTGACTATAATCCCGAGGATTACTA